CCCCAAGCCGAGGGGGTGGCGTCATGAAGGTGAAAGACCTGTACTGGGCGGCCAGGAACTCGACCTTTTTCATAAACCTGGAGAGCGAGGGCCGGCCGCTGCTGTGCGAGCCGAGACTATCCGACGAGGGTGGCGTGCGCATCCGTCTGTGGCTGCGCGACCCCGCGGGAACGGGGACTGGCGGCGCGATCGCCCTGCTGTCCCGCGACGAGGCGGCGGTCTTGGCGAATGCGATCGACACTCGGCGCAACTGGGTCGGCGAGAAGGCCGACGACGCCTTGCCGCGCATCGGTGTGAGCGCCACCGTGGACTCGACCATGATCCGGTTCATGGAATGCAGGGGAGAGGGGCATATCGCCCTGACCGTCACGGAAGCCGGACGTCTGGCGTCATGGCTGCACGACATGGCCGACGGCCGTTGGCGCGACCACAACGGATATGTGCCGGAGGTAGTGAAATGAGTAACGCCTATGAGCGTCGTGGCGCACAGCTCAACATGGAAAGCCTTTACATACGCCACGACGTCATCAGCGAGCGCAAACTGGCAAGGCTCAACCCCGACCGTCCAGTTTCTTTTCGAGCCGATCAAGCCGTAAGTCGATTTGGAACAACGCTTGGGCGATGTCCGCTAGACCCTCGGTCATCCGTGACTCATAGGCATTTCTAGCGCTTGCCTGAGCCTGCTTGAACTTCGTTTCCGCTGAGCTCGCCCAGCTTGCAGCTCCACCCATTTGAATACTTCCTTTCCCCGCATGCAGCGGATTGTTTGTGTTGCAGCTTCAAGCCTACGCGGCACGGGGAAAGGACCTTATCTTCCGAAAGGAACCCTCATGATCTGGTTCGTCATCTCCATCATCCTGCTGCTCTTCAGCGCCGCCGTCACCGGCGTCGCGCTGTCCAACAACGTCAAGGGGGCCGGCATCGGCCTCATTCCGGGCCTCGTCGGATTGCTGCTGCTCATTCCCGCATGCCTGTATTCCGTGGACGTGGGCGAGGTCGCGGTCATCCGCAACATGGGCGGCAGTCTGGCCGGCCATTCCGAAGACGCGGGCTTCCATTGGAAGACGCCGTGGCAGAGCGTCATCAAATACGACACCCGTAACAACCTCATCAACTTCTACAAGGACACCGATTACAAGTACGACGGCGGCAGCGCGGTCGGCAAGCAGGTCACCGTCAACGACAAGAGCGGCGCTTCTGCAGACATCGACATCCAAGTCAACTACAGCCTTGATCCGAGCGCGGCCGAATACCTGTACTCGGAGTACGGCAAACAGCAGACGTTCACGCAGAACTACATCAGCAACGACCTGCGTTCAGTGGCCCGCGAACAGTCCGGCCGGTTCGACACCCTGACGATGCTCACCAACCGAGGCGAGTACACGAAGGCGGTGCAGGATGCGCTGGCGGCGAAGTGGAGGAAGATCGGCCTGACCGTCGAACAGGTCAGCGTGCAGGACGTGCGCTACGGCGAGGCCATCACCAAGAAGTACACGGAGGCGCAGGCCGCCGAGATCGACAAGCAGAAGGCGCTCAACGAGCAGCAGGTCGCCAAGACCGAGGCCGAGACGAAGAAGATCAAGGCGCAGGGCGAGGCCGACGCCAACGCCGTGCTCAACGAGAGCCTGACCGACAACGTGCTCAAACAGCATTACATCGACGCATTGTCCAACGCGGACCAGCTCGTCGTCGTCCCCGACGGCGCGGACACACTCGTCCAGACCAAGTAGGGGTGGCGGTCATGTTCAAGCGTTATCCGTACACCATCGGCCTGTTGACCGTCATATCGTTCGTCGTCTGCGTGGGATGGCTGTTCACTCACGATGCCTGCATGCATCCGATCGGCAATGGCCTCGCCGCGTTCTGGGCGTTCGTGGAATGCCCCGTGGTGTTCGTCGCACTGTTCGAGGAGGCCGGCGAATGAACTTCGATGCACTCGTCTGGCAGCAGTGGGTGATCCTCGGATACGCGCTGCTCGAACACTTCATACTCATCGGCACGCTGCGCGAAACGAAGGCCAAGCCGGGAGCGCTTGTGTACCAGTTGCTCAGGCTCGTCATTCTCTGCGCGCTCGTGCTGACCATTTAAGGCTTGCCCGCCGCCATTGCGACCTTCCTTCCGATGCGGCGGGCGGCGACAAGGAACAAGTCGTTAACACCACCTCTCTCAATGATCGCGCCGCCGGTTCTCTCCACCGGCGGCGCGCCAAGGGCGGGCAGGTTCGCCCCCGGTCGAGATTCGCGTCAGGTGGGCGCGGGCAAAGACCGGGAAGCCGTTCGATTCGGCCACCGTCCACTGGGGCCGCGTCAACGTCGGCCGCGATCCATCCCCATACGACAGGAAGTCAGTGGATTGCGGAAGCGATGGCGTGCGAGCCGGTGGTCTCCATTGCCGGCGTCGACCACGCCAGCGCGGCCCCGCACCAAACGAAGGAGTCCCATGAACACCCACCGCAGTCTCATGGTCTGGCCCATCACCGAACGGGGCCTGACCATGACGCCCGGCGAACTGATCGCCGAGGCGCCGGACGCGATCTGCGAATGCAATTCACGGCTCGACTACCCGCGCCTCATCCTCATGCCGTCGCCCGCCGCGTTCGTCATCGACCGAGGCGCGGCGACCATCGGCGCGGAATGCGAATGGGCATGGAAACGGGACATCAGGAAAGGAACATCATGACATCCAACGAGGAAATGGCCGAAAAACTCGCCGAGAAGTTCTACGGCCTCATCGAGGGCGACGTGTCCGTCTCCGGCGGTGAGCTGGCAAAACTGTTCGTCACGGCGCTCGACCAAGCCGGCCTCGCATTGAGCGAGAAAGCCAAGGCCTACATATCCTTCGAACCTGTGCTGCCCAATGGCAAGACGCTCGCCGACATGTTCGCCTCCAGCGACCGGAAGCCGCTCGGCACCGTCATCGACGACGAAGACGACGAGGAAGAGGACGACGGCCCGGATGACGCCGGCGAGCTTGACGAGCTGGAGCACATGCGCGACGTGGCCGACATGGCCTATGCGGCGCTCTCCGACCTCGCCCTGCACTGCCACAACCGTCGCGAAGACGTGGCATGGGGCATCGCGAGCAGCGCAGCCAAGGACGCGCACGTCCTCGCCACGTTCGTCGGCGACTGGATCGAGGACATGGAGGACGAGGACTAGTGGCCGGCGAAACCACGCTCACGATCGTCGGCAACCTGACCGCCGACCCCGAACTCAGGAGCACCAACACCGGCGCTCCGGTCGTGAACTTCACGATCGCCTCGACGCCCCGCGCCTACAACCGGCAGACCAACCAGTACGACGACGGGCCGGCCCTGTTCATGCGCTGCTCTGCATGGAACGACCTCGCGCAGCACATCGCCCAGACCTGCACCAAGGGCATGCGCGTGATCGCCCAAGGCCGTCTCTCGCAGCGCTCCTATCAGGCTCAGGACGGCTCGCCCCGCACCGTGGTCGAACTGACCGTGGACGCCATCGGCCCCGACCTGCGCTATGCCACCGCGCACGTCACGAAGCAGACCGGCAACAACGGCGTGCATGGTGCCACCTACGGCAACCCGAACGGCACGGCACCCGCCAACGGCTACCAGCCGGCACCACAGCAGCCGGCAGCCGACCCGTTCGCCGGCTACACGTCGGACTCGTTCACCAACAACACCGGCGACCCGGAATTCTAGAAAGGACACCCTCATGGCGAAGAAGAAGGATGCGGGCGTACAGGACTCGCTCATACCCGACGAGGTCACTCCGTTGCAGTTGCTCCCCTTGAGCGGTTCGGCCGGATCGATCAAGAAGGCCGCGTCCGCGTTCCGAGTCAAGGCCGCGAGGCTCTTGGAATGCGCGGACAAAGCGGAATACATCGAACGCTACAAGGGCATCAGCCCCTACGTGGAAGCGCTCTACGACGCGGACGCCGCCGCGCAGCACATCATCGACGAAGCCACGCTCATGGACGACCTCATGACCTACCCGACCGACACGCGCCGTCGGATCATGCTCGACGACCTCAAACGCTCGACCGATCCGTTCGGCGACCTACCCACCACCGACGGCAACGGTAACGACGGAGGAGAGGCCGTCGATCCGACCACCGGCGAGATCAAGTAACCCACACATTGAGAGAGGTTCCCTATGACTTGGTTCATGGTTGACGATGGCATCTACGACGCCCCGCAATGCGAGGAGCTTCCATTGTCCGCGATTGGCCTGTGGGCGATGGCCGGCAGCTACGTCGGCCGCCAGCTGCGCCACGGCGACTACGACGGGGCCATCACCATGCAGCGCGTCAGGAAGCTCGGCGGCAGCCCGAAGCTCGCCCGCCAGCTCGTGGACGCCGGCCTGTGGCGCGAAACCGAGCCCGGCGTGTTCGAGATCGTCGCCGCCAACCCCGACGGCACCATGCTCTGCAAGTACGCGGCCACCAAGGAATTGCAGGAGAAACGCGCCCGCGCCGGCCGTGCCGGTGGCAAGGCGTCCGGCCGCTCGAGACGAAGCAAAAACGAAGCAAATGCTTCAGCAGACAGCGAAGCAAACGCGAAGCAAATGCTTCAACCGGACGAAGCAAACGACGAAGCACTTGCCGAAGCAAAAGGTGAAGCAAACGCGAAGCAAACCGGCAAGCAAAAACGAAGCACCCTTACCTATACCTATACCCATACCGATATAACCTCCCCCAACCCCTCCACGCCGACGCCCAAACCGGAGCCGGAGCGCACCACCATGGCCGAACTCGAGGCCAAGATGCTCGAAGACCCGTTCGAGACCGCGTGGAACGCCTACCCACGCCACACCGGCAGCAAAACCGAAGCCGAAAAGGCGTGGAACCTCGTCGTCCAAGGCGTCGCAGGCCGGCCGCCGGCCGACCCCAGACAGCTCATCGGCAGCGTCATCGCCTACGCCAAGACCGTGGACGAACCCAAATACGCGCCCAACATGAGCCGATGGCTGCGCCAAGGCGCATACACGGACACCATGCCCAGCCAGTCGAAACCCTACCGGCACGCACTGCCCGACGGCACCGTCATCGACGACCGGTGGATCACCAGCCACATCCGAGACCACGTGCCCGTAGGCACCTTCACCGACAGCATGAGAACCGACTTCTGGGCCTGCGTCAAAACCGGCATCGACCCGGAACAAAAAGCCAAGGAAATCATCAACGAATGCCAACGAAAGGCCCAGAGATGAGCACCAAACCCACCGACGAAACCCGCCGCATCGTACAACGGCGAGACCGATACCGATGCGCCATCTGCGACCGGGAAACCGGCAGCCACTGGAGCGGCGACAGCATCCACCACAGGGAACCGCGAAGCCACTCCTTCGACCGGCTCCACCAACCCGAAAACCTGCTCCAACTCTGCGGCAGCGGCACCACAGGATGCCACGGATGGGTACACGTCCACCCCAAGCGCGCCTACCGGCTCGGCTACCTCGTCCACATGGGCAAAGACCCCGCCACCATCCCCGTCTACTACCGCACAGGCGGCTGGCAGCAGCTCAACGCGGACGGCACACGCCATCCCTGCCCGCCACCCGAAGACCTCCCCGCCCATATCGACATCAAGAAAGGCAACGAATGAACACCCAACACGACATCACCGTCAGCGGCAAACCCCTCAACCCGCCAAAACCGCCAGCCAAACCACACATGCTGCTCTGGATCGACACCGAAACCACCGGCATCAGCCGCACCAACGCGAAACTCCTGGAGATCGGCATGATCGTCACCAGCATGGACGGCATCGAGGAACACGACCGGTTCATCTGCCCGGTACGCCCCGACAAGCTCAGCCTCTACGACATCGACCCCAAGGTGCTGCGCATGCACCTCGACAACGGGCTCCTGGACACCGTCATGGAAACCGAACCCGAAGAATTCGGATACGCGAACGTGGCCCGCAACCTCTACGAATGGATGCAGAACGAAGCCACCGAATACGAACTCCACCCAGCCGGCACCAACGTGGACTACGACATCGACGTGCTCACCAACCAACTCGGCCCCCACCTCCACCCCGACTGGCTCCGCCAGCTCACCAACCACCGCAAACTCGACCTCAGCACCTACCGGATCAGCGACCTCGCCCTCGACCACAACCCCTACCAAGACCACACGGGCAACCACAGGGTCGAAGACTGCATCCGCCGAGACCGCAACGACTACACCGCCTACCTCGACATCATGCGAGCCGGACACCAAGGCATCCAATCATGAACACCGGCAAACGAATACCCGCAACCCTCACGGCGATCCTCGCCATCCTCGCGCTCACGGCATGCGGAGAAACACCCAAAGGCTGCGGCCAGGGCACCGTGAACAACCCCGACCCCGGATACGTCCGCTGGTACGAACTGCCCGACGGCAGCGCGGCTGTCCGATGCTTCTCCGACTCCGGCGGAGCGTCATGCGACTGGGGACACATCGAACTCAGGGACAAGCAATGAACGCCCACACAGCAACCCCGGACCGCCCCAACCCCGTCATCGAACTCATCCGACGTCTCCGAAAGGCCACCCACCGACCCGAACCGGCCAACGATCCGACCATCTGCGCGATTTGCGGCGCACCGCTCACCGACAGCACGTCATCCATCTGCCCCGACTGCCGGGAACTCGAAAAGGACTGGTAAGCATGCACACCACATGGGCCAACGACCCCGTCAACTCACCAAACCACTACACACGCTCGCACCCGGGCATGGAGTGCATCGAACTGACCGCAGACACCAGCTTCTGCCTCGGCAACGCCATCAAATACCTCTGGCGCTACCACAGCAAGGGCCGACCCGTCGAAGACCTCGAAAAAGCCCGATGGTACCTCTGCCACGTCATCGACCACGACGAGAAGATCGCATGGACACGCCAACAACACGCCATCCTCGACACCCTCGCCAACGATCCCGCCATCCCCGACGCCGAAGCGCACACATGGGCGAAACTCCGGCAAGGCTTCCCCTATTCGGCCCTCGCCTGCCTCGACCGCCTCATCGAACACGAAAGGAACCAACAATGAGCACACGCATCTACTGCGACCAATGCGGCACGGAAACCAGCAAACGCAAGGCACTGCGATTCAGCCTGTCCGGGTATTCGGCCAACCGCACCTCCATGGGCCAGCTCAACGACATCGAGATCGACATATGCCCCGACTGCGCCCAACGATTCAACGACCAGACCATCGGCACCATCCACATACGCCGAGACCACCGAGACAAGCTCAGCCCCTACCTGCTCGAATACCAGTCCACCGATTTGAAAGAAGACCAAGCATGACCAGCATCATCACCCACGAAATCGAGGAACGCTACCCCTACCCCGACAACGGCGAGCGCCCCGTCACTCAGACGAGGCTCGGAGCGTGTTTGGCGTCGCGGAAGGCGTACAGGGCCGGGGCGACGAGGAATCCCACGGATCGTGAGATCGATATGGCGGCGCTCGCCATCTACGCCGGCACGTCGGGTATGAGCGTTGAAGAGGTCTTGCCGTTGTGGCCGGACATGAACCCGGATGCGAAAGTCCAATACCGGAGGTTGGCGCGGTTGGCGATCACGGCCGCACGGACGGAGGCGCTGAAATGAGCGAACAGGTCGGGAAGATATTCACGCGCCAAGATGTGGCCGATGCTCTGCAAGACGCCTTTCTTCGGTTCGATACGTGCACGTCTGCTGACCCGGATCAGTATTCGTTCACGATCGAAGGACGTCACCTGATGATCGACTTCATCTTCGAGCATTACGGCATCCCGACCGACATCAGTGAACTGGAGGCGGGGCAGTGAGCAGTCAGTATTGCAAGCCTGCGGGCAGTGATCCGGTATGGCGTTGCCCGGTCTGCGGGCAATGGTGGCGCCTCGACCTACCCAATGGCGACTTCTGGGAGCCGATAAGCACGCTCAAGGCGTTCCTGCTCTACCACCCGAAATGGCGGGCGGAACGACGGCACAGGAAGGCACCCGCATGACACGCATTCGGATCATGTGCGATCAGACGGACGGCACCACCATCAAACTCGGCACCATCCAATCCGACGAGACCGGCGACACGCTCTACTCGGCGCACCCCAGACATGTACCGGGGCACCATCACCCTCGCCCTATTGCGCTGGATCGGCCATCTCGAACAATTCAGCCAAATCACCAACCAACAAGACAAGGACGACGCATGAGCATCGACCTGACACAACAAGCGTTGAACGCGCTTGCCGACGCCGGCCTCGGCAACGACACTCCGGCCGAAGCCTACGTCATCGGATACACCCAAGGCCACAACGATGCGCTCGCGCTCGCCATCCGCATCGAACAAGCCATCACAGCCACGCCCCTCACCCCCGACGAACTCGACCTGCTCGCCCTCGCCCTCTGGGAGGCCAACGGCGAGCGCCCGACCGTGTACGAGAGCGGCAAGGCCGTCGCCGACGACGTGCTCGAATGGTGGAAGCAGGTGGCCGCGAGCGCATGGGGCTTTATCAACGGAACGGAGGCAATGCAGTGAGAAGGAACGGCAGACCATACGCCGTCGGAATCATGCCCATCGTCGTGGCCAGTTTCGCGGCGCTCGCCGTCGGGTACGGGCTCGGCGAACAGGCGCAGCTCGGCGAACAGGAGGCGCAGACCGTCACGCAGGAGGTGCGGCACACCGGCGACGTGAAGCGCCTGTGCCTGACCGTGAAAACAGGCGGGCATATCGACGCGATCACCTGTCAGGTGCTCGACGACATGACGGGAGCGCTCTCATGAGCGATCGGATCAGACTCACCCCGGCCATGCGAGACCTGCTCTTGGAAATCTGGCAGAACGGCAGCGCCTACCCGCTCGACCGCAACCACAAGCGCACCTTCGAGGCGTTGGAGGCGCGGGACTATATTGAGCACGTCACTTGGGGGCGATGGCAGATCACCCCGCTCGGCGAGATCGTCGCCAAACAACTAGCCAAGAAAGGAAACCGGTAATGCAGGTCAGCTTCACCGCCCACGCGCCCAATCACAGCATGCTCACCATCCAGCAACGCCTCGAAGCCGCCGGCTTCACCAACGTGCACGTCAACGCCATCAGCGACAGCACACAACCCTTCACCCGCACCAACCCTGAAACCATCCAAGCCTACGAGGAAGGCAAACAACTCATGGAAGCACGATACGGCCGCTTCGACGCCATGAAAGAAGCCCGACACATCAACCCCTACCGCGACGGCGACCGATGAACTGGCGACACCAAGCCGCATGCCGCGACTACGACCCCGAACTCTGGTTCAGCGGCAAACCATACGAACAGGCGGCGGCGCTCGCCGTGTGCCGGCAATGCCCGGTCGTCGACGAGTGCCGCGCCTTTGCCGACGATAACAACCGGATCAGCGGCTACCCGTTGCAGGGCATATGGGGCGGCAAGCAGTACGGCCGGACGAGCCGGCCGAGAAAGGAACGAGAACGAACGACATCGACGTTAACGTCACCGCCTGGAAGATCGGGCCGGTCATCATCATGCGCAGCACCGCTACGCCCACCGCGAGGGTGTCGCACCCCGAATGCTTCGGCCGGTTCACCGTCATCGCCCTGTCACCGGCCACGGCGATCCGCAAATGCATGCGCCGCGTCGCCCGGATGTGCGCCGACTGCTCGGTACGCGAACAACTCGACCAACAGGAAGGAGCAAGGGCATGAAAGTCACCACTGGCATCAGACAGATCATCGAGGACTGGCACACCAAAGGCGTCAGCCCCGAAGAGACCGCGCAATCCCTGCGCATCCCCATCGACGAGGTCAAGGCCATCATCCCGCAAGCCCACCCCGCACCACCACAGCCCAAACGCCCCGAATTCCTCGAACCACACCTGCCCGCACTGGAAGAACCCGCCAACATCGGGGATAATAGGAAGGAAAGTTAAGGAAAGTACGCAAACCGTTGAAACGACGCCATTCCCAACCCCATCAAAGCATCGGGGACGGCGTTCGGGCAAATAAAAAGCCCCCACCTTGCGGCAGAGGCGCATTGTCCAAAAGGCAAGTCTACCAGCAAGGGCGGGGGATAGGAATGAACCAACAGGCATGCGCGGCGTGCGGCCACCAGAGCGACGAAGACCGGAACCTGTGCGACGAATGCACCAAGGAATGGGCCCGACGCCTCGCATGGCTCCTCAAAGCCGGCATGCCAGCCCTCCAACAAATCGCCTACAAACAAGCCACCACCCGCGAGCGCAGCCCCCGCCACGGCAACACGGCGTATGCGGCCCCGCCGGTCAACGAGACCGCCCAAGCCCTGTTCAATACGGTCGAGGTGCACTTGCAGCTCATGGGCGGCATGCTCAACATCACGCCCCTAGGCTACGACCGCTACGATCGGCCCCGCACGCTCAGGCAGTGGGCCGAGCTGATCCGCCTGCTCCTGCACCACATGGGCGCGCTCGCCGGGTTGGATTCGGCCGGCGACCTGTACGCGGACACCACGCGCCTCGCGGAAAAGGTGGATGCGGCGACCACGCGCACTGCCGAACGCCGGCTGATCGGCGTATGCCTCGACTGCCTCAACGAGCGCGACGAGCATGGCGAGCCGGTGCGCACGCCCATCTACGCCGCCCAATCCTCACGGTACGCGGTATGCCCCGTCTGCGGCGCATGGCTCGATTTGAAGCGCATCAGGCTCGAATACCTGCGCAGCGCGGGCCTCATGCACATCACCCGCACCCAAGCCGACGCCGCACGGTGGATACGCGAGAACACCGGCGTCAACGTCACGGGCAAGGACTTGGCGAACTGGCGCAGCCGGGGCAAAATGCCATCCACGCGGCGCATCGACCGCCATTACTGGGAGTGGAACATCATGGAGCTATTAGCCTGCGCGCAGGATCGCGCGGAACGCGACCACGGCGACGTTTGAGGTTTGAGACAAAAACGTGTTACGCTGTCGCGTGTAATCGGAGTATCGAAAAAGCCCTGCCCATGCCGGCGGGGCTTTTCTCGTATCCGGGATGGTTGGCCGAGCGGCCGAAGGCACCCGCTTGCTAAGCGGGCAAGCATGACACAAGCCTCATGCTTCGCGGGTTCGAATCCCGCACCATCCGCCAGCCGCCGCCGGCATCGTGCACAGCCGGCCATGCGGCACCCGAGAAACCACCACAGACAGACGCCTCGCCGACGGTTCTTCCCTCTTCTTCCCGCCGGCGAGCGCAGTCTGTCGATCCATACAAGCGTTCGATTGGAGGCATGCGTGGGCAATCTGCGATACAGCAATGGCTATCGCCGTCGGCGCGAGCGCGAGCGGTGGCGGCACATGCGGGCCGACTGCTACATCTGCCATCGTCCCATCGACTACGAACTTAAAGCGCCGCATCCATACAGCTTCGTTGTGGACGAGACCATCGCCCTGGCTCGCGGCGGCACACTCACGCACGACAACAGCGGGCCCGCGCACCGATGGTGCAACGCCATCAAAGGCACGCACAGTCTGGCATGGGCACGCGAGCGCGTCGCCCAACTCATCGCCCAAGGCAAAGCCCCGCAGCGCATCGCGCCAGCCTCGACCGAGCCGATCCGCTGCTCAGACTGGTTCGGGGGTGGGGAGTAGACCCCACCCGCCCCCGCCGGGGCGACCACGGGCAAAGCGCCGTTTTTCCCCCGGGCTTTTTTCCACACTTGAACGGAGGCCGTCTTGGTGTCCAGAACGTCGAAGACCCCTCGCTCGAAGAGCGCGTCGAAGTCCCATAGGGTCAGCAACGCCGCCGCTTCCGGGGATCGCCGCCGTCTCCTGGTGGCGATGCGCAACCTGATCGCCGAAAAGCTCGACGAAGGGTCGATAAGCTCACGCGACCTCGCGTCATTGACGAAACGGCTCGCGGACATGAGCGCCGAGATCGAGGCGATCGACAAGGCGTCGAACGGGCACGATCCGGCCATGCAGGCCCTGGACACGGAGGACGAACGATTGGATGAACATGAGGATTGACGGGGCGAGCTGCCAGATCATCCCCGACGATTTGTACACCAGCGGAGAGCCGAGCCTCAACAGGCTCGCCGCAGCGGCGGGCGACCGGTTCGACGTCTGGCAGCGGCAGATCAACCGGATCATCCTCGCGAAAAGCGCCGACGGCTTCTGGAGCGCCCGCAACGCCGTGCTGTCGATCCCGCGCCAGACCGGCAAGACCTACGACATCGGCTGGGTCGCGATACACCGCTCCGCCCGAACCCCCGGCATGCGCATCGTGTGGACGGCCCAGCACTTCAGCGTCATCAAGGACACGTTCGAAAGCCTGTGCGCGATCGTCCTGCGCCCCGAAATGAGCGGTCTCGTTGACCCCGACCACGGCATATCCCTGGCCGCCGGCAAGGAGGAAATACGCTTCCGCAACGGGTCGCGCATCTTCTTCCGCGCGCGAGAACGCGGCGCATTGCGCGGCGTCAAGAAGATCGCCCTGCTCGTCATCGACGAGGCCCAGCACCTGTCCGACTCGGCGATGGCGTCGATGCTGCCGACACAGAACCGCGCCTGGAACCCCCAGACCATCTACATGGGCACCCCGCCCGGCCCAAGGGACAACGGCGAAGCGTTCACCCGCCTGAGGGACAAAGCGCGCGCCGGCCGCACCCACTCGACCCTCTACGTCGAATTCACCGCAGACCGCGACGCCGACCCCCTCGACCGCGACCAATGGAGGAAAGCCAACCCCAGCTACCCGTCCCACACCAGCGACGAATCCATCGCCAACCTGTGGGAAAACCTCACCGGCGACGACTTCCGGCGCGAGGCCCTCGGCATCTGGGACGAACACGCCCTCAGCCAAGCCATCGACCGCCGCCAATGGGAGGAAGCCACCATCGAGCGCCGCCGCCCCGGCGGCGTCATGAGCTTCGGCATCGACATGAACCCCCAACGCACACGCCTGACCATCGGCGCATGCATGCGATACGACGACAACACCGCCCACATCGAACTCGCCGAATACCGGGACACCAACCAAGACGGCACCATGTGGGCCGTCAACCTCATCGACAAGGTCTGGGAACAAACCGCCGCGCTCGTCATCGACGGGCAAAGCCCCGCCACCGCGCTCCTGCCCGACCTCGCCCAGGCCGGCGTCACCGTCACCGTCACCGCCGCCACCGACATGGGCCGCGCCTGCGGCCGCCTCCAGGACATGCTCAGAGACGGCACCCTCACCCACCTGCCCGAAGACGGCCAACAACCACTCTGGCAAGCCGCCAACAAAGCCACCACACGCCCCATCGGCAAAAACGGCCTCTTCGGATGGAACCGACCCGACGACGACACCGACATCAGCCCACTCAACGCCGTCACCCTCGCCCTCCACGGGGCCATGACCACCAGAAGAGACCCCACCCAAGAAACGGAGACATGGTTCTAATGCCCGCCACCGACCACAACGGCCTCGCCATCACCAACCCAGCCACACAAGACGCCTACCTCGCCGTCCAATCCGCCAACATCACCCGCATCAAAGGCGTCGAAGACGACGACATGCCCACCATCCAAAAACTCCTCACAACATGGCGCGACCACTACGCACGCAACATGCTGAGAGCCGAATACTACCAAGCCCGATACCGATACAACGGCGTCGCCTACAGCATCCCCAAAGAAATGCGCGCCCTCGCCAAACCGATGATCGGATGGCCCAACAAAGCAGTCCGAGCGCTCGCCGACCTCAACGTGTTCGAGGGCTTCGACGCGCCCGACCCGCTGCAGGCGCAGGTGGACGAGCTCGTGGACGACAACGCATGGGACACCGACGTCTCCGAGGCGATCACCAGCGCCTACATCCACGGATGCAGCTTCATCACCGTGTACGAAGACCCCGACGAACCCGGCCGCATCCTCATGCTGCCCCGCTCGGCGGACTGGAGCGCGGGCATCTGGGACCGCCGGCGCCGCCGTCTCGGCTCGGCCTTGACCATCACCGACAAGGACGACAGAACCGGGCGCATCACCGCGTTCACCGTATGGCTGCCCGGCAAGGTCTACGAAATCGACGACAGCGAAGGCCAGTGGACGGCGCGGACGATCGAAACCCACCTCGACCGGCCAAGCGTCGTGCCCCTCGTCAACGACGCCCAGTCCTACCATCCGCTGGGCAACAGCCGCATCACCCGCACACTGATGAACCTGACCGACTTCGGCCTGCGAACCATGGTGCGCATGGAGGCCACCGCCGAATTCTATGCAGCCCCCCGCGTGTGGTTCATCGGAGCGTCGAAGAAGTTCACCGACGACACATGGAGCAGCATCGTGAGCGTCATGAACGGCATGCCCGCCAACAAGAACGGCGACAAGCCCACCATGCAGCAGCTCCAGCAGGCATCCATGACCCCGCACGCCGACATGCTGCGCACCATCGCCCTCATGGTCAGCTCGGAAACCGACATCCCCGTCAACGACCTCGGCATCACGATGGACAATCCCGCCTCGGCCGAGGCGATGGCCGAAGCCGAACGCAAGCTCTCCCGCACCGCCGACCGGCAAAACAAACGCTTCGGCCGCGCGTTGAAGGAAGCCATGAGCATCGCACTGGCCTATCAGGGCGCAGACCCTGACGCATTGCGCGAACTGCGACCCATCTGGGCACCGGTCAAGGAAGCCAGCGACGCCGCCCGCGCCGACTGGTACCAGAAGGTCGCATCCACCAACCCCGCCTTCGCCGACAGCGACGTGGGACTCACCCGCGCCGGCCTGACATGGGACGAGATCAAGGCCCACCGAACCTACGAACGCCAGCAGCGCACGCAGCAATCCATCGACGAGCTCAGGGCCAAACTGACGATCGCCAAGACCGACGGCAAGGAGGCCGAAGCCAATGAGCAGCAAACCGGCCAACCTGCCGCTGAACAACCTCACTCCACAGCAGCGCCAAGCATTCCAAACCCATCTTGACGACCTCTGGGACGACTATCAGGACGCGCTCGCCGACCTGTCCCTTGAGGCCAAGCAGCTCGCGGCCGGAGTTGCGTGGGACAATTTTGAAGACCCGCTGCACTACCTTCGCACGGAAGTGTTCGAGACCTACGCGGATCGCGCCAACCAAGTCGCCAACGACTACTATGACGCGGTGCGCTCCGCATGGGCAGAAGCCGCCGGCGTCGACCTGCCGGCCTACACGCCATCCCGAGTGAGCGCGGATCGCGCCTTCTGGCAGATCGTCGGAGGATACAACAGCACCGACCACGTCGGACTCAAATTCGTGGACGTCATCAACCACCGCAGTCGCGCTGGGCTGACGATGGACGACCTATGGGCCATGAAGACCGACGGATACGGACAAGACGAATGGATGAACCTCGCCGCCGACATCGTGGGCGTCACGGCACGACTCACGGCCAAATTCAACGGCGAGCACGATCCCTCGCAACCGCGCTACGCCCGCGTTCCGGTCGGCCCGACCTGCGCGTTCTGCATCCTCATGGCCTCGCGAGGCTTCGTCTACTGGAGCGAGGAAAAGGCCGGCGGACGGGACAATCGATATCACAAGAACGACGACTGCCGCATCGTATCCAGTTGGGGAGAAGCCCACGTCAAAGGCTACGACCCGGAAGGCATGAAAGCCCGATACCTGCAATGCCGCAAGACGATTGCCGGCATGCTCAATCGCGACGAATATGGAAAATACGTCGCCCGTATGAAGGACGCAGGTAAAGACGAAGACGAGATAGACGACTACAACCTGTGGACGACGCATCGCATCACCGAGGAAATGAGCCAGCGCGACCGTCGATGGCTGTACGACGGCACCACGCCGGAACCCTCCGTGGAAAGCGCAAGGGCGTGGTCCGAACTTCAGAAGCACGAACGCAAAACGCTCGACGCCCTCAAAGACAACGGGTTTGCCGTGACAGTGCGCGAAAGAAGCGACAAACAAGGCGTGAAGACATCAGACGCCATCATCAACGGTAAACGAGTGGACTTCAAAGCGCCGGAAGGACACGGCAAAAACACCATAGACCAGCTTCTCCGATCCGCAGCCCGCCAAGGAGACGCCGCAGTCATTCATCTGCAAAAGGAAAGAACGGAACTGGACGCCGAAGCCTGCAAAGACTACATACGGTCATCGCTTCGACGCAGACGTCTCGACTACGTTCTGCTCATCGACTACGACGGGAACATCGTCAGGGTCGAACGCGATACGGAAACGGCTTCTCACTCCCAGAGCCAATAACGGGTTCGAGGTAGAGAAGCCAAGACAATTCCAGTCTAACAGATTTTCAGCCACCCGCACGGGCGGCTTTTTTAATGCCCGGAAAGGGCTCAACCACAAGGAGAACAACCATGTTCCTCACCCCCACACCCCATCACATCCGATTCGTCGCGGCCCCGCCGGAAGGCGGCGAGTCCACCGGCGGCACCGGGCAACCGCCGGCATCGGCCGGCACGGAGAACGCCGGCGATCCGATCGACTGGGAAGCCAAATACAAGGAAGCGCTCGGCCACTCGCGCGACTGGGAAAAGAAAGCGAAGGCCAACAAGGCCGCCGCCGACGAGCTGGAAAAGCTCAAGGAATCCCAAATGAGCGAAACCGAGAAGGCCGCCAAGCGCACGCAGGAACTCGAAGCGCAGGTAGCCGCCTACAAGGCCAAGGAACAGCAGGCCGACTGGAAGGCGCAGGTGTCGGCCGAGACCGGCGTACCCGCCGACGTGATCGAAGGCGACAGCCTCGAAGCCATGCAATCGCACGCCAAGCGCATCCACGAGCTGCTCAACCCCAAACCCAAGGCCCCGGCCGTGCACGGCGCTGACCGCCAGCCGTCCGGCAAAGGCCCGAACGAGAGCATGGTCAACTACCTGCGCAACCTCGGCCTCTAACCGGCCAACACCTCCTCACCCCTCATCTGAAAGGAAACCATCATCATGGCACTCGATACCAGCAAGGTGCTGCTCCCCAAGGAAGTAGCCACCGTCATCACCAAGCGCGCCAAGGACACCAGCACCATCGCCGCACTGTCCCCGAGCGAACCCCAGCTCTTCCTCGACAAGGACTACATGGTCTTCACCGGCAATTCCGAAGCCGAAGTCGTCGCCGAAGGCGAACAGAAGTCCAGCTACGAGGAAACCCTCGCCCCGGTCGTCGGCAAGCGCTTCAAGGTGCAGACCACCACCCGCGTCAGCAACGAACTCCAGTGGGCCGACGAAGACGCCAAACTGGAGATCATCAGCAAGATTCAGGCCGATCAGGCCGCAGCGATGGGCCGCGTCCTCGACTACGTCATCTACCACGCCTTCGACCCCAAGAAGAAAACGACCCTCGAAGGCTTCAACGCGCTCGCCAAAAGCGCGGTCAGCGTGCCGGCCACCGACGATCGCGTCGCCGACATCGACAGCCTCGCGGAGGCCGTCAGCGACGAGTACGACATCAACGGCATCGCCCTGTCCAAGACCATGGCGAACGAGCTGCGCAAGATTCGCGTGCCCTCCACCGGCCAGCGCTTCTACCCGGAAATCCCGATCAACCTTCAGGTCGGCAACCTCGACGGCATCCCGGCCGCCACGTCCGGCACGGTCAACGGCCGGCTCGTCACCCCGGCGACCGGCATCCTCGCCTTCCTCGGCGACTTCCGCCTCATCAAGTGGGGCATGGTACGCGACATCTGGAGCGAGATCATCGAATACGGCGACCCCGACAACACCGGCAAGGACCTCAAGGGCGTCAACCAGATCGCCTACCGCACCGAGGCCATGTACTCCTACGCGATCCTCGACCCCAAGGGCATCGCCGTGCTCAAGAAGTCCACATCCTCCGTCAAGGCGAGCAAGTAATGGCAGCGCCCCTCACCCAGACGCTCGTAGTGCAGGAACACGACGAGGCCGACGAGACCGGCCTGTCCATTCCCGTGCGTCTGGTCAAGCCCGACGGCACGCCCTTCGCCGAAGGCGTCGCGACCATCGCATGGTCTGCCATCACCGGCAAACCGTCCACCTACCCGGCCGCAGCCCCCGCATGGAGCGCGATCACCGGCAAGCCCAGCACATTCGCCCCGCCCGCGCCGACAACCAGCGCTCGCGGCGGCGTGCTCCAGCAGGCGGCCGAACCGCAGCTCGCGGCCGACGCCGACTCGGCGGCCATCATCGCGAAGGTCAACTCCACACTGACCAAGCTCAAGGCCGCCGGCGTGCTCGCCTAAAGGGAGGCAATATGGACGGCTACCCACTCCAACCGTTCAACCTGTCCGGCAATCAGACCGATGGCGGCACGGGCGGCGATAGTGCCGTGGATGACGGCGAGCCGTTCGCGCAGGTCGGAGACCTCGAAGCACGCTGGCATGCGCTCACCGGCGAGGAATACAAACGCGCCGAAGCGCTGCTCGCGGACGCATCCGACCTGATCCGCACCACCTGCCCGCGCTGGCCCGCCGCCAAGCCCGCCACACTGAAGCGCATCGCCTGCATGGTCGTCAAACGAGCCATGCAGGCCGGCCCCGACATGTCGGGCGTCACCCAAAGCACCCAGACGGCCGGCAGCTACAGCGAAAGCCTGAGCTACGCCAACCCCGCCGGCGACCTCTACCTCACCACGAGCGAGAAGGAAGCCTTGGGCGGCGACGGCGAGGCATGGGCATACGACATGGCCGGAGGCGCGACGTGAGAGGCGAAACCATCACCCTCATCCACCGCACCCCGGCCGGCCACGACCCCGGCGGCGGCATCATCTGGAACACCCACGAGGAACAAATCGACGACGTGCTCATACAGGACGGCTCCCAGTCGAACCTCACCGACAGCACCCGCCCCAACGGCATCCAAGTCGCCAAAACCATCCACATGCCCCGCGCATGGCCCTACCAAAGCCTGCGCGGAGCCAAAGCACGCATCGACGGCGTCGAATACACCGTGATCGGCGACCCCCGCCCCTACGACGGCGGCCTCACACCGACCCGATGGAACCTCACCGTCGAACTCGCCGACACCAGAGGATAGGAGCGCAACACATGGCGAAAGTCAAACTCAACCTCGCAGGATTCCGCCAAATCCGCCAATCCGCCGGAGCCATGCACGCCATCACCGAGCAGGCCAAACGCATCGCCGACACGGCCAACGAGCTGGCGCAAACCAAAAACGCCCACTACGACCACGCCGTGGCCCGCACCACCGACCACGGCTCGGTCGCACTCGCCACCACCAAGGGCAGCGGCGCGGCCGCCTACGACAACGCCAAACACAACACACTGCTCAAGGCGGTGGGCTGACTTGGCGCTCAACCTCGAAAAAACAGTCAAGGACTGGATCGACGCCGACCCCAACGGCGACGGGCTGACCGCATACCTCGAAGTCCCCGCCGACCGCCCGCAACGGTTCGTGACCATCGAACGGGTAGGCGGCCGGGAACTCGAATACAGCAGCCGCCCCACCATCGCCGTGCAGGTCTGGGCCGAAACCCGATGGCAAGCCGCCCAGCTCGCCACGGGCCAAGTGCTGCCCCGACTGCTCGACCTCGACCTGCTCGACCCCATCGCCGCCGTCACCGTGGAAAGCGTCATCGACTTCCCCGACCCCGGCCCGCCGCCCCAGCCCCGATACCAGATCACCATCCAGCTCGACGCCGCCGCCCAATAAGGCGACGCCAACCATCGAAAGGCACCATCATGGCCGAAACCAACCACAACAACAAGAAAAACGTCAGCCTCGGCAAGCCCAAGAAGACCGGCTGCCTCCACTACGCGCCCGCAGGAACCGCCCTGCCGACCGACGCCACCACAGCCCTGCCGGCAACATACACCTGCGTCGGCTACCTGTCGGAGGACGGCGTCACCAACGCCACCGACACCGACACCACCGACATCAACGAGATGGGCGGCATCAAGGTGCTGTCCGAGATCAGCGGCTACGGCGAGACATGGCAGTTCAACATGATCGAAACCAACGAAGCCAGCCTCAAACTGCGCTTCGGCACCGCGAACGTCACCGGCACCGCAGACAAGCTCACCGTCTACCACGCCATCCCGTCCGGCGAAAGCCTCGTGCTCGTGTTCGAGATCGCCATGACCGGCAACCGAGTCAAGCGCATCGTCGTCGCCGACGGCACCATCACCGAATTCGACGACACCACCTACAGCGCCGGCGACGCCATCGGCTACGGCGTGACCATGAGCGCCAACCCGAGCGACCTCATCAACGGAGCCACCAGCGTCGAATACATCGCCAACGTCGCCACCGCCTCGCTCAGCAAGTGATCCCACCCCGCGCCCGCCGTCCGGCGGGCGCACCCCTCTGAAAGGACACGCATATGGCAGCCAAGCAGCCGCAGGACCACAAAACCCCGAAAAACCAGCCCAAGACCGTCGAGGCCATGGGCGTCACCCTCGCCGTCAGCCCCGCGATCTTCGACGACCTCGACATGGTCGAATACCTCTACGACCTCCAAACCGCCCAGTCCGGCAACGGTGCCGGCGCGTTCGCCATCGTCCCCTTCCTCAAGAAGCTCTGCGGCCCCCAGTACACGGCCATGAAGGACGCATTGCGCCACCCCGACACCGGGCGCGTGAGCATCGACAAGGTCAGCGAATTCATCGCCCAGCTCCTCGAACAGCTCGCCCCAAACTCCTGACGCTCATAGGAATGCTCGCCACGGCACCCGACGCGCTCGAAGCGGACTTCCAGCGTTTCTATGGGCTTAACACCGACCTCATATGGACTGGCGGACTGCCCGCCAACCGGGCGGCCGCACTGGCCGCCAACCTCCCCCGCCAGTCCATCATCTGGCAAAAACTCAACCCGCGCCTCGCATGGGACGACCAAACCTACCTCCTCGCCGACATCCGCGACAGCCTCGCGTTCCTCGCCTGGACGAAAACCAAGGAAGCCTCACGCAAGGGCGCGCGCTGGCGCGGACAACTCCAACGCCCCGGCACCGTCCGGCATGAAGCCACGGGCGGCGAGGTCATGGCGATGGACGACGAACAACTAGCCGCATACCTGGCCGCACCGCGCACCACCATCAGGGAGGCATAGCATGGCAATCGAGATCGCCACCGCGTTCGTACAGATCGTGCCCAGCATGAAGGGCGTCGGCAAGGCCATCGAATCGGCGTTCGGCAGCGCATCGGAAACCGCCGGCAACACCGCCGGCATCAAAGCCGGCAACGGCTTCGCCGGCGGCTTCGGCGCGAAACTCGGCGTCATCACCGGCATCGCGCAAAGCGTCGCGGGCAAGGCCATCGAAGCGTTCATGGGCCTGTCCGGCGAGATCACCAGCGCATCCGACAGCGCCCAGAAGTTCGCCAGCACCCTGAACTTCGCCGGCGTCAGCGAACAGCAGATCAAACGACTCACCGCCAGCACGCAGGACTACGCCGACAAGACCGTCTACGACCTCAACGACATCCGCAACACCACCGCCCAGCTCGCCGCCAACGGCGTGCCCAACTACGACAAGCTCGCCGAAGCCGCAGGCAACCTCAACGCCGTCGCCGGCGGCTCCGCCGACACCTTCAAGTCCGTGGCGATGGTGCTGACGCAGACCGCCGGCCAGGGAAAACTCACGACCGAGAACTGGAACCAGCTCTCGGACGCGATCCCCGGCGCGAGCGGCAAAATCCAACAGGCACTCAAGGAGGCCGGAGCCTACACCGGCAACTTCCGCGACGCGATGGCCGACGGGCAGATCACCGCGCAGGAATTCAACGACGCGATCATGTCGCTCGGCTTCACCGACGCCGCCGTGGAAGCCGCCACATCCGCCAGCACCATCGAGGGAGCCACCGGCAACCTCGAAGCCGCGTTCGTCAAGCTCGGCGCGAGCGTGCTCGACAGCGTCAAACCCGCCATCACCGGCGGCATGAGCTGGATCGCCGACGGCGTCACTAACGCCGTGCCCGTCGTCCAGGCAGGCATCGAAGGGCTCATCGGCTGGTTCCAGCGCCTCTACTCCAAACTGGAGGAAAACGGCGCGATCACCGCGTTCAAATCCGCGTGGGACACCATCAGGGACGCGATCATGGGCGTCGTCAACATGGTCATCGACTGGGCGCACATGATCCCTCCCGAAGGTCTCGCCGACGGCATCAAACTCGTCGCCGACACGCTCAACTGGTTCATCCAGCACGGCAAGGAACTCGCGCCCATCATCATCGGCATCGGCACCGCGTTCGCCGCAGTCAAGGGCTATCAGGCGCTCAACAGCGGTCTACAGGCGCTCACCGGAACCATGAACACGGTGACGACCGCCGCCAAGGGCATCAGCAACGGCATCATGCTCATGATGGACTTGGGCGGCCCGATTCAAATGCTCAAACAGATGGGCTCCAGCCTCAGCCTCGTCAAGACGGCTCAGACCGCGTGGAGCGCCGCCACCAAAATGGCGACCGCCGTGCAGGGCGCGTTCAACGCCGTCATAGCGGCAAACCCCATTGGCGCTATCGCCGTCGCCATCGCGGCCGTCGTGGCCGCGCTCGTCTGGTTCTTCACCCAGACCGAGGTCGGCCGCAAGGCATGGGCCGCGTTCACCTCATGGCTCACGGACACGTGGAACACGATCGTCGCCACCGCGCAAGACCTATGGAACGGGCTCGGCGAATTCCTCGCCAACCTATGGGCCACGATCACAGGTACCGTGCAATCCGCATGGGACGGCATCGCCGGCTTCTTCACGGGCCTATGGCAGACGATCAGCGGCGGCGTCACCGGCGCATGGACGTCGATCACCACGTTCCTGTCCGGCGTGTGGACCGGCATCAGCACGACCGCCACGACGATCTTCACCGGGATACGAGACTTCATCGTCAACGTGTTCACCGTCATCGGCGCGCTCATCGTCGCACCCTTGCAGGCGATCCAGAACGGCATCAACACCGTGTTCGGCTGGATACTCTCGTTCATCACCCAGCAGATGAACAGCACGAACACCGTGTGGAGCACCATCTGGACGGCGATCTACAACGTCGTCTCCACGATCTTCACGCTCATCAGCGGCTACATCTCGACCGCGGTGAACGCGATCCGCACCGTCATCGCCGTGTTCCTCAGCTTCCTCAAGGGAGACTGGCAGGGCGCATGGGGCGCGATCAAGGACTTCTTCACGACCACATGGGACGGCATCAAAGCGTTCCTGTCGAACATCCTCGACGGAATCAAGGCCGTCTGGACCACCGTATGGACCGCCATCAGCACGTTCTTCACCGACGTGTGGAACAAGATCGTCGCGTTCTTCATGCCGATCATCAACGGCATCAGGACCACGATCGGCACCGTCCTCAACGCGATCCAGAGCGTGTGGACGAGCATCTGGAACGCGGTCAGGTCCGTCGCGTCCACCATCTGGAACGCGATCAGCGGCGTGGTGTCCACATGCATCCAGAATGTGAGCAACACCATCTCGACCGTCCTGAACGCCATCAGCGGCGTGTGGACGAGCGTATGGAACTCGGTCAGCTCGTACCTGTCGAACATCTGGCACGGGATCACGTCGGCCGTGTCCAACGGCATCCAATCCGTGTCGAACACGGTCGGCCGCATCCGCGACACCGTGCTCGGCGCGGTCAGCGGCGCGGGCCGATGGCTGTACGACACGGGCCGTCAGGTCATCCAAGGCCTCATCAACGGCATCGGCGGCGCGTTCCAGTGGGTCAGGAACACGATCAGCAACCTCGGCAGCAGCCTCGTCGGCTGGGCCAAGAGCGTGCTCGGCATCCACAGCCCGTCACGCATCTTCCGCGACGAGGTCGGCAAATGGATACCCGCCGGCATGGCCCAGGGCATCGACAAGGCCAGCGGCCTCGTCGAGGACAGCATCGACGGTCTGACCGACATGATCCCCACCGTGAGCCTGAAGACCGACACCAGCATGCTCGAAACCCCATACGCCTACCAGACCCGCATCACGGGCGGCCGGATGGCCTACACGATCGACAGCAGCCAAGGCGAATACGCGACCAAACAGGACATCATCGACGCCATCGATCAGGCGCTCAGCAGCGGCATCACGCTCAACCTGTCCGACCGAGGCGGCGAGGTCATGGCCGGCAAGCTCGCCAAACCCATGAGCTACGAACTCAACTACCTCGCCATGAGAGGCCGTTAAAACCAGAGAGGACAGCATCATGCTCTACCAGCGACGCATGCGCCTGCCGCATGTCGAAGACCCCACGCTCAACGGCGTCCCGCTGGAACGCATGATGCTGTCCCTATCCTCCGACGGCGTGACCATCGACGCCGCCAAATCGACCTTGAGCATGCAGGACATGCCCGGTCGCGACGGCCGGCTCGACCTGACCCTCACCGACCCGACCGGGGCAGCGTACATGGGCGACCGCGCCATCACGCTCAGCCTGTACGCCATCGGCGGCGAAGACGACATCCTCGCCGCCAAAACCCGGCTCGCCGCCCTAGCCGGCACCATAGTCTCACTCTCATGGCGCAGCCTGCCCGGCGAATACCAAGGCCGCATGAGCCTCGGCGCGTGGGAAGACAAATGGGCCGGCGACCACCAGATCGCCACCCTCGTGCAAGCCGAGATCGACGCCCACCCCTACCTGATCGGCCGCAGCCGATCCATCGCGCTCAAAACGGACGCGAACACGATCCACGTCAAAGGCAACCGGCCATGCTGGCCCACATGGACGCTCACCCCCGCCGCCGACGCCAAGACCGTCAGCATCAAGGACGCGCACGGCCACAAACTCGCCGTCACGTCCACCACCGCCATCACCGGACGCATCTCCATCGACACCGACCCCGACCACCGGGAGCTGCGCGTCAACGGCAACCTCATGACACCCACACTCGAATCCGACTACTTCCCCCTATTGCCCGGCCTGAACACGCTCACCCTCACCGGAGCCACCGCCGCCAGTCTCGCGTACAGGCCACTCACACTCATCTAGGAGCACACTCATGCGATACATGATCTTCGACCGCTGGGGCAACCCGCTCGGCGACCTGCCCTACGCCATCAAAGCCATCCGCACGAGAGCCACCGACGGCACCGACACCCTCGACATCACCACCATCGGCGAGATCAACAAGGACGAACGCATCGTGTTCAAGGACTCGTTGAACCGTTGGGCGGAATACCTGTGCCAGTCCACCCAGACCGCCCGCGCCGCAGGCATGCCCGTCACCGTCGCCTACTGCACCGGCAGCATCGCCGAACTCTCGCGCACCTATATCGAGGACAAACGCAACCGCAACGCGAACGCCAAAGCCTGCCTCGCCAAAGCCCTCGAAGGCACCCGGTGGGCGGTCGGCACCGTCGAGACCGGCACCCTCACCGGCACGGCCGACCTCAGCTTCTACCACTGCACCGTCCTCGAAGCCATCCAGAAGACCGCCGACACCTACGGGCTCGAAGTCCAGACCGAATACCAGCCCGACCCGACCGGCAACCAGATCGGCCGGCGCCTCATCCACCTCGTCGAACACCGAGGCTCCGCCAAAACCACGAAACGCTTCGAATACGGCAAAGACCTCACCCAAATCAAACGCGACATCGACAGCGGCGACGTCATCACCCGCCTCTACGGGTGGGGCAAAGGCATCGAACAAACCAACGACCAAGGCGAGGCCACCGGCGGATACAGCCACAAAATCAGCTTCGCCGACGTCAACAACGGCAAACCCTACATCCAAGACGACAACGCGCTCGCCAACTGGGGCATCGTGGGAGCCGACGGCACCAAACACCACAGCGAAGCAAGCGTGGACTTCCCCGACTGCGAAGACCCCAAGGAACTCCTAAACCTCACCAAAGCGGCGCTCAAGACCCGCGCCACGCCGACCGTCAGCTACACGGCCGACGTGACCGCACTCGGCCAAGCCGGATACGACCCGGAAGGCACGGACGTCGGCGACAGCGTGCAGATCATCGACACCAGCTTCACCACACCATTGCGCCTCGAAGGCCGCATCCTCCAGATCGAGGAAGACCTGGCCGGCAGCCTCGCCGACACCAAGATCACCCTCGGCAATATCCGGCAATCCTACACGCAGCGCCTCGCCGCCCAACAGCAGGCGCTCGACAAACTCGTCTCCAGCTCCGGCGCGTGGAACAGCGCCGCCGGCGGCACCGGCCCGTACATGAAGGACCTCATCGACCGGATCAACCAGATCATGAACGCCACCGGCGGATACACGTACCTCAAACCCGGCCAAGGCATCTACGTGTACGACAAGCCCGAGGATCAGAACCCCACCCAATGCATCCACATCGGCGGCGGCTACTGGCGCATCGCCGACCACAAAAAACCGAACGGGGACTGGGACTTCCGCGCGCTAGCCAACGGCAAGGGCGTCTTCGCCGACACCATCTTCACCGGCCGACTCTCCGACGCGGCCGGCCTGAACTTCTGGGATATGGACACCGGCGAATTCAGCCTGTCCGCCCGCAGCACCATCGGCGGCAAGACCGCGCAGCAGTACGCCGACGGCGCGGTGTCCGACGCGAACTCATACACCGACCAAGCCAAGCAGGCGGCGATCACCGAGGCCAAGCGTCAGGCCGACGCGGCCGATACGGCCAAGCTCGCGGAGGCGAGGAAGTACGCCGAGACCAAGGCGACGGAAGCGCTGACCGCAGCCAAGGCGCAGTCCAAAACGGACAGCGATGCCGCGAAGGCGGCGGCGCAGGCCTACGTGGACGCGCTCGACGAATCTCTGGGCCAGCGCAGCATCTTCGACCGTTTGACGAACAACGGCAAGACGCAGGGCATCTACCTGTCCGGCGGACTGCTGTATCTGAACGCCACGTATATGAAGACCGGCGTACTGGATGCGGCGCTCGTCAAGGCCGGCCGTCTCACCGACAAAAAGGGCCTGAACTTCTGGGATATGGACACCGGCGAATTCAGCCTCAGCGCCAACACCACTGTGGGCGGCAACAAGGCATCCAGCCTCGCCACCCAGACCCAAGCCCAAAAGCTCGCCACGGACGCGCAGACCGCCGCCAAGGCCTACGCGGACAGCGTGGGCGCCAGCACGCTCAACAGCGCGAAAAGCGACGCGACCGCCAAGGCCGACACGGCACTGTCCGGCGCGAAGACCTACGCCGAGGCGATCATGGCCTACGGCAGCAACCTCGTGCGCAACCCGAACGGCAACCCCGACCACGACCTCGACAAGCTCGGCGCGAGCAAACTCACCAAGACAATGCCCGCCGCGCACCCCGAGGGCATCACGAGCGCGATCCGCCTGGGCAACGTGCGAGACACGTACTTCGGATGGCCGCTCGACACGTTCCGGGGCCACACGTTCCGCCTGTCCGGCTGGGCATACCGCAAGGCCGGCAATGTCACCAGCAGCTTAGGCATCCACTGGACGGACACCGGCAACGGCAACCACTGGCAGACCATCGCCCAATCCGCCGCCAACGCGAACGGCTGGACATACGTGTCCGGCAGCTACACCGTGCCATCCAACGCCAAAACCGCACGCCTGTGGATGCAGGTCGATCGCAACACCGCCACCGCATCCGACGCCGACTGGTACTGGACCGGCCTGCAATGCACCGACGAGACCGCCGCCCGCAGCTACGTGGACACCTTCGAAGGAGAACTCACCCAGACCTACATCTTCAACAAGCTCACCAACAACGGCCAAAAACAGGGCCTCTACCTGTCCAACGGCCTGCTGTACATCAACGCCACCTATATGAAGACCGGCGTCATCACCGGCAAACGCTCCTACTGGAACCTCGACACCGGCCAGTTCGTCATGACCGACGCCAACGGCAACGAAACCGTCCACCTCGACGGGAACGGTGCCAACAACCTCCTGACCGGCACCTTCCGAACCGCCCGAACCGGCAACAGGGTGCAAATCAGCCCGAGTTTCAAACAGACCGAAATCTCCGGCACGGACTCCTTAGAAGGCGCAGGCATCCAGTTCTACCACGGAAGCGGCTCGTACCAGCACCCGTACATCGCGGTCGAGTCCACCACGCAGCAGGAGGGCGAAGTCAGCGCGCTCACGTTCAACGGCGGGCGGCGCGCGGAGCACGACCCCGGCGCGTTCGCCAGAATCGGCGAACGCAAGGCCGACGACAACACCACCAAGGTCGGCACCGTGTTTCTCGCCGCAGAAAAGGACTATGACTCGACCGATCCCAGCAGTAGGCGTGCCTACCTAAGTCTGTGGTCTCCCAAGACCGGGGACACGACCGCCACGCTCGCAGCGCGAGACCCCAATGGCCTGGTCGGAATCCAAGCCGACATCGACAGCGGATACCTGTACATGGGAGGCTTCCTCGGCGGCTTCTCCGGCGGGCGCTCCACCTTCCAAACCGCGTGGTGGGAAGGCCAAAACATCGGAGCCATGAAATACACGCAATACACCCTCACATCCTCCAATCCCGCGAAATACGGCTCATACAAGGCGTTCGCCACCGTCGACCACCGAGGCGACGACTGGGCGCTGATATGGAGCACCGTATCCGACTGCACGGCAAGCGGATGGATCATATGGGTATCCACCGGGCCGAAGCAGGTCGTCACCGACGTCAACTCACACTGGAACTACAACACCAGCACCGGCGTCGTCTCCAACCTCTCCATCAACGTAAACAGCAGCGACCTATTCAACGGCACCAAAGCCTACTACCTCAACACCATCGGATTCCTCAAAAAATAGGAGACACCATGCAAATCACCACCATCAACGGCCAACCCACCCTCCTCATAGACCGACCACTCACCGCCGACACCACCCCGCCAGCCGCAGTCACCGACGGCATGACCACCATCGCCACCACGCCACCCACACCCGACATGCGCCACGACGCCATACCGCTCGCCGCAATCGCATCATGGCGCACACTCCTCGGCATCGAAACCGACACCGAAGCCGTAGCCGCCATCCTCCACGTCCGAGACCACGGCGAACCAGACCCAGACCCCCAAACCGGCGAAACCGCATGGACAAGCGCCTACAACGCCATCGAAAACGCCATCAACACCACCACCGCGCCCGCCGACAATACACCCGACGATCCGCTCACCGCCGGCCGCAACAAAACACGCGGCCTGCTCGGCCTCCCGCTCCTGCCGGACACGGCAACCACCAACCCATCCGCCGAAGACGAAACCGACGCCCCGACCACCATCGCGCTGCCCGCCGGCATCGAACCAACGGAACTCGGCAACCTCCTCGCCGACCACGCCGACGACATCAACGACGCCACCGACCGATTCATCGAATCACTCACCCAAACCAACGACGGAAAGGACCACGACTGATGGACGACAAAAACCTCTACCCGGCCATGATCGGCAAACTCCGCGAAATGCTCGCCGACAGCACCGTCCAGATCGCCGCACTCCAAGCCCAGATCGACATACTCGCCAAGGAAAACCAACGCCTCACCGACCAATCCAACAAGGACGACGACAATGGCAACGCTTGACAGCTTCCGCGAAGCCGCAGGCGAACCCATCCAACTCGACCTAGCCAACGGCTACATCGCAGACATACGCCTCAACGCCGGCGACATCAACGGCCGCACCATCACCGTCGAACTCACCGACAACGGCACCCCCATCACCGACACCACCGGCATCACCGTCGCGCTCGCCTACAACACCAGTCCCGGCAGCGGGCTGGGCGACCGCGTGAGCATGCCAGCAGTGTTCGGCACCACCACGGCCACGTACCGCGTCGCCGTGCCGCGCAAGGCGTTGCAGCACGCCGGCGCGATCCTCATGGGCATCGAGGTCAGCGTCAACGGCACGAAGACTTGTTCGCGCAACTTCCACGGCATCGTCGAACGAGCCGTGTTCGACGCGACCGCGCCCGACGCGCAGGATCAGATGGGTGTGCTCGACAAGCTCATAGACGACGCGACCACGGCCATCAACAAGGCCGTCAGCGCGGCCGGCGAAGCCAAGGACGCCGCAGACGCGGCACGCACCAGCGTGATCGAATACCGGCAGCTCTCCGACGACTGCAAGGCCAAGATCGCCGCCAGCGCGGCCGCCGGCGTGGTCTTCGCGACCCAATCCGACATAGACACCCAGTACGACAGCGTGATCGCGCCGGCATTGTCCGACGCCGAAACGATCCCGCCGCTCACCCAGTCCGACATCGACTGGGCGCTCGACATCATCAACCGATAAACAGGAAGGAGCCATCATGGCGAACGCGCAGAAGGTCATGACCCTCGCCGACACCGCCCAGCTCATCGCCAAGGTCCACAAGAACGCCGCCCAAGGCGTGCGATTCTCCTACGACTCCACCAAGGGCGAATACGGCAACATCGCCGCCTACTTCACCGCCCACACGGACGGCAAGATATACGGCGTGAAATTCCCCAAATACACGTACAGCAACACGCCAACGGGCGTGAAGACCCGCGACAACGCCAACCTGACCATCGAGATCAGCACCAACGACAAGGCCGGCCGCGACGACTACGCCGCGCTGCCTTCCTTCCGCGTGTGGGACGTCAACGCCACCATCGGCGACGACGGCGTGCCCCACGTCACCGCCATCGACGGCATCGACACCCGCTTCAGACGCGACGGCACCAACGGCGACGTGTACGTCATGACATGCCCCGGCTACTACAAGCTCGAAGCCACGAGCACCCACAATGAATTCCTCTACAGCGACACCCAGTACGACGGCTACGCGCCATTGCCCGGCGTGCTGTTGCCAGACGGCTCGAAACGCCCCTGCCTGCTGTTCGCCAAATACGCCGCCTCGCTCGACTCAAGCCTGCGGCCGCTGTCCGTCAGCGGCGTCGAGATTGACCGCGAGTTCGGCTCGCAGAACCGGGCCATCGACTACGCGCTCAAGAAGGGCAAGGGATACGCCGGCCGCTGCCAAGGCGACAACTTCTATGTCCAGCTCATGCTCATGCTCAAATACGCCACCAAAAACTCGGACGTGCTCGGCGGCTGCTGGCAGTACACGCCGCAGACCGCCGTCACCAAGGCCGAAACCGGCGTCAAGCGCGTCATCATCGCCACCGGCGCCGCCAACAACTTCGACGTCGGCAGCACCGTCAATGTCGGCACCGACAAGGAACGCAACAACGCCGGCAACTACAGCGCCGCCCGGGCGCGCACCATCCTGAGCAAGACCGCCATCGACGCCAGCAACACCGCCCTCAACCTCGACGGCGACGCCATCACCACGACCACCGCATGCTTCGTCAACAGCATGCCGTGGAAGACCGGGGCCACCGACAAGCTGCTCGGCACCGACGGCCGCCCATCCGCCGCGTTCGCCGCCAACCACCAACCCATCCGCCTACAGGGCATCGAACTGTTCAACGGCATCTACGAGAGCGACTCCGACCTCATCGCCAACGCCGTCAAGGACAACGACAACCTCGGCCGCATCGAACTCTACCGCGTGTTCGACATCACCAAGGCATCCAAGACCTCGACGGCGAACTACACCAAGATCGGCGAATTCACCGCACGCGACAAGACCACGAACGACTCATGGCGCTACGCCGAGGACTTCACCCTGTCCAACGGCGTCATCATCCCCACGGGCCTGAACGCGACGAGCACCACCGGCATGTGCGACGCCATCGGAGCCAACCCGCTCACATCCCAAGGCCTCCGACAGGTGC